TGCTTCATCATCGCATTCATCGGTGCTCCCCCTGTGGACATTGATGGTATCCGTGAACCTGTTGCTGGTTCTCTTATGTACGGAAACAACATCATCTCTGGTGCCGTTGTTCCTTCGTCCAATGCTATTGGACTGCACTTTTACCCCATTTGGGAAGCTGCTTCTCTGGATGAGTGGCTCTACAATGGTGGTCCTTTCCAACTGGTAGTGTTCCACTTTCTGATTGGTATCTATGCCTATATGGGTCGTGAGTGGGAACTTTCTTATCGTCTAGGTATGCGTCCTTGGATTTGCGTTGCTTATTCAGCACCTGTTGCTGCTGCTTCTGCTGTATTCCTGGTCTATCCTTTCGGTCAAGGTTCTTTCTCTGATGCGATGCCTCTGGGTATCTCTGGTACTTTTAACTACATGCTTGTGTTCCAGGCAGAACACAATATCCTGATGCACCCCTTCCACATGCTTGGAGTTGCTGGTGTGTTCGGTGGTTCACTGTTCTCTGCGATGCACGGTTCTCTGGTTACTTCCTCACTGGTTCGTGAAACCACTGAGAATGAGTCACAGAACTACGGTTACAAGTTTGGTCAAGAAGAAGAGACCTACAATATCGTAGCTGCTCACGGTTATTTTGGACGCCTTATTTTCCAATATGCTTCCTTTAATAACTCACGTTCGCTTCACTTCTTCCTTGCTGCCTGGCCCGTTGTAGGCATCTGGTTCACTGCTCTTGGTGTTTCCACGATGGCTTTTAATCTCAACGGACTGAATTTCAATCAGAGTATTCTGGATAATCAAGGTCAAGTAATTAACACTTGGGCAGATGTCCTGAACCGTGCTGGACTCGGGATGGAAGTAATGCACGAGCGTAACGCACACAACTTCCCTCTGGACCTCGCTGCTGCCGAAGCAACTCCTGTTGCTCTGACTGCTCCTGCGATTGGTTGATAAAAACTCAATAGTTTTTGAGACCTCCTTTCAGGGGGTCTTTTTTTATGCTATAATGGATAAATAAAAGTAGTTATTTTTTATCCATATGTTATATACCTGCACTCAATGCAAAATAGATAAACCAGAAAGTGATTATTATGTAAGAAAAAACCGTCCAAATGGAAAAGGTAGGTTGAGTGAATGTAAAGAATGTATGAAGTCGAGAGTAAAAACGAGGTACGATGATGACCCTGATTTGGTGAATGATATGAGGGCGGCAAAAACTTATGGCATTTCTCTTCAAGAAGTTAGAGATATGAGAGAAAAGAGTGGAGGTATTTGTAGTATTTGTAATCAAAAGGGACAACATCATCATAAAAGGCTTGTTATAGACCACGATCATAATACTGGAAAAGTAAGAGGACTTATTTGTAGTAAATGTAATAGTATGATTGGATGGTGTGGAGAAAATACACAAACACTACAAAACCTAATAGAGTATCTCAATGAACATAAGCACTAATACTCATTGACTCATTTATTAACTTATGTTAAGATAAATATGATAAATCAATGAGGAGGTTATGGTTTCATCTACGCTCACACAACAACAAACACAAAGGGGGTGGTTCGATGTCTTGGATGACTGGGTTAAACGTGATCGCTTCATATTTGTGGGTTGGTCTGGATTACTTCTTTTTCCCACTGCTTATTTGGCCCTTGGTGGCTGGCTTACTGGGACAACGTTTGTTACAAGCTGGTACACCCACGGGTTGGCGTCTTCTTACCTTGAGGGCGCTAATTTCCTCACGGCAGCTGTGTCAACGCCTGCTGACGCTATGGGTCATTCTCTTCTTCTACTTTGGGGTCCTGAGTCTCAAGGGGATTTCGTCCGCTGGTGCCAACTTGGGGGACTCTGGCCTTTTGTGGCGCTCCACGGAGCCTTTGCTCTCATAGGATTCATGCTTCGTCAGTTCGAAATCGCTCGTTTAGTAGGGATTAGACCGTACAATGCTATCGCGTTTTCTGGGCCTATTGCTGTTTTTGTCAGTGTGTTTCTCATGTATCCACTCGGACAATCATCTTGGTTCTTTGCGCCGTCGTTTGGTGTTGCTGCGATTTTTAGGTTCCTCTTATTCTTACAAGGTTTCCATAACTGGACACTCAATCCCTTTCACATGATGGGAGTTGCTGGTATACTGGGAGGAGCACTACTCTGTGCTATTCATGGCGCTACTGTAGAGAATACACTTTATGAAGACAGTGAACAAGCAAACACTTTCAAAGCATTTGAACCGACTCAGGAAGAAGAGACGTATTCTATGGTTACGGCTAACAGATTCTGGTCTCAGATTTTTGGTATTGCTTTCAGTAATAAGCGTTGGCTTCACTTTTTTATGCTTTTCGTACCAGTTATGGGTCTCTGGACTAGCTCTATTGGTATTATCGGTTTGGCTCTTAATCTACGTGCATATGACTTTGTATCTCAAGAGATTAGAGCGGCTGAGGATCCAGAGTTTGAAACGTTCTACACGAAGAATATCCTCCTTAATGAGGGTCTTAGAGCGTGGATGGCTCCAGTAGATCAACCTCATGAGAACTTTGTGTTCCCAGAAGAGGTTCTACCAAGAGGAAACGCATTGTGAATACTCAGTATCTTCTATATTTGGTTCTGTTTGTATTTGCTCTAATCGTTATTCTCAATGAGGACCACGATAATGATGATGATCAAGACGGGGGTACTTTACAACCCGTGTATTCACAAGGACAAAGTTAAAAATAAATAAGAGGAGTTCTCTGAACTCCTTTTTTTATGTTATTCATTCTTATAAGTTTTATACTTTTTGGAATTTTTATGTTTCTTATATCACTTACAGACCATTATCACTATTGATGATTTTATAGAAATCAAAACAAAACTTTTATTATATTTGAGTACAAGTTCTAAATACAATTTTACAATACTTAACGATGCTTTTAGACTTAGCACACACAATTGCTGATTATACTATTTGTGGTGAAGGTAATGTATCCCAAAGACTAACCGAGGATATTTTTCTAATCAAAGCAAGTGGTACAAGTCTTCATACACTATCAGAAGATGATTTAGTTCTGGTGAATACAGATGCTCAACAACTAAATCCAGAAGAAAAGAAACCAAGTATTGAAGTGCTTTTCCACGCTTGGATTATGAAGCATTTTCCAGAGATTAACTATATTGCTCATACACATCCACCAAAGACTACACAGATACTCTGCTCTCCTGCGGTCAATGACTTTGCGTGTCAGAGGTGGTTTCCAGACCAAATTGTAAGGAATGGTGTTGTATCTTGTTTAGTTCCTTATGCTCCTCCTGGTGAGCGTTTACTTCAAAATGTAGAGAAGTATGTTGGAGAGTTTGTAGAGTATTATGGATACTTTCCTAAGTTGATTCTTCTAGAGAATCATGGTATCATTACAGCATCACCTTACCAGAAGGATTGTGCTGCTGCGACTCTAATGTGTGAGAAGTCTGCTGAAATCTTTATTGGCGCTAAACTTCTTGGTGGAGTAAATTTCCTTCCAGATGAAGAGATTGAGCATTTAGAAAACTGTCCTGGTGAGCAGTATCGTCGTCGTATGTATTTTGTAAAATGAGTAAAAATAAGTTGGTTGATTGTTTTCCTTATTTTAATGAGAAAGAAATTTTAGAACTCAGAATAAAATTATTATATGACTATGTTGATAAATTTGTTATTACTGAAGCAAATCAAACTCATTCTGGGTTGAGCAAATCTTTTGAATGTAGGAAAGTCTTGGAAAATATTGATGATCCTTTGAATAAAGTAATGTTAGTTGAAATTGACTATAGCAAGATTCCTAATATTAATACGGCATGGGGAAGAGAACATTTTCAAAGAGATGTGGTATCTGATTTACTTCATTATTTTGATGATGATTCTATATTTTATTTTGGAGATTGTGATGAGATTTTAAATCCAGTTCATATTGAATGGATTTGTAGTTTAGTTAAACAAAATCCAAATTATACTCTTAGAATTCCTCTAGCTTTTTTGAATTGTAGAGCAAATCTTAGAGTTTTTAACGAAGATGGAAAACCAGTACCTTGGAACTGTCCATTTGCTGTTATGAAACATCACATGTCTAATAACAAACCTAGTACAATTAGAGAATTTATTGCATATTATAAAGAAAGAAATACTCTTAATAAGTATCCAGACGTTGTTGTTACTGTTAATGGTGAGGTATCTGATCTTGGATGGCATTTCTCTTGGATGGGACAAAATTCAGATAGAGTAATTAAATATAAATCATATGTTCATTTTTCAGATTTTCAAACTGAAAGCACTATCAATAAAATTTCTAAATACAATCCTTCGGAAGGATCTGTTGATTTGCTAGGAAGATCTGATCATATTCTTAAGGAATATGATATTTCATTGCTTCCTAGTATAATTTTAGAAAATGAAAATCTTAGAAATTATTTTTTGCCAGGAGTAAAAATAAAAAATAAATTTGAAATTATTCCTGGAATCAATGTTATAAATGGTTAGTAAAAAGAATAAAACAAAAACTCTTTGGAGAGTATGGGCAAAAGCACTTGGAGAAAAGGGGTCTAAATGTGACAGAGAAGCAGATGTCATTGCTATTGTACGGACTTTTATATTCATCACTTATCTCATCACTAATATTGCTATTGTTGCCAACGCAGTAAGACATTGGAATGATAATGATTACAACAGAAACGCCACACAAACTAGCAGAAATTATTCGTGACACTTGGCCACAACTTTACAGACCAAGTAAACCATTGTATAATGAAGAACCAAGAATTGAAAACGATGACCGAAAAAAAGTATCCGAGTAATGATATGCTCGGGCAATTTGCGATTGCTCTTGAAAAACTTGGGTGGGACCATAATGATGAACTATCTGTTGACATTGGAGGAGTTGCGGTGACTGGAACGGCAACTCATCCAGATGCTAATCCAAAATGGGCAAAACCTTTTGGTACTATCTCTTATCAGAATGATGCTTTTATTGTGATTAAGAATGTAAGTCGTAATCCAGTAGTTCCTTCCCAACCAAATCCCGATTTAAAATCTAAACATTCATAAATAATTTTCAGTTTTTTATTTACTATGAAATTTACAGTATATTCTAAGGATGGATGTCCTTATTGTTCAAAGGTGGAAAGAGTGTTAGAATTAGGAAACTTTGAATATGAAGTTAAAAAATTGAATACTGACTTTAATAGAGAAGAATTTTATTCTCAATTTGGAAATGGTTCTACCTTTCCTAGAGTTCTCTTAAACGATGAATTGATCGGTGGATGTACCGAGACTGTTAGATACCTTACAGAAAGTAAAATGATTTAATGGAAAGTAATTTTCACGAAGTTTACACCGATGTTGAGAAAGCAATTGATTATGCTTTTCAGGGAAAGTTTGTTTTAAAATTCTATGACTACTTGAAGATTCGTGGAACAAAAAAATATGAGGTAGAAGGATTTATTAAGAGTTTTACCGCAATGGAAATTATTAGTCTTGTAAGTGATTTGGATGATTATCTTGAGGGTGGTTCAGATGAAATTCACAAACAACTTCGTGAAGGATATGGACATATTCCAAAACCCCAGGCAAGAAAAATAAGAGATTATTTGAATGGTATCTTGGATGATGCATGGAAGTATAGTTATGACAAAAGACCAGGGCGAAGGAAGAAAACTAAATAAATCAGAACCCCAGATTAATAGGGGATTTGAATTAATGTTACGTAATAGGAGGAGCAAACCAGAAGCACCAAAGACTTTTCAAGTAAAGTTTGGTAAGATGGTTTCTCTTTTCCGAAGAGAGATTGTTCTACATCTGAATCTTTACTTAGATATTAGAAAAAAGTAAACTCTCTGGAGAAAGAAAATGTTAGCAGTAACTCTAACGATCAGCACTCTTATTTCAATAATGTTCTTTTTTGTTGGTGGTGTGGTAGGATGGCTAGCAAGGGAGCATTTTTACAACACAGCACCTATTATTACACATCCAGAGATGTTTGATGTTAATGGTAATGTAATACCAGACGAAATTTTAGCAGTACGATTTGAAAACAATTATGAAGACTACACAGAAGACGACGAGGAGTAACTCAGTTCCAAAATTTGAACCAATTCCAAAACTTCAAGCAAATCCATTTCAACATGAAATTTTGGATTTAGCTTCTAAGCAAAGAAGTAAAATTAAAAAAATTGAAGTTCTTCAAGAATACAGGAATCCCGCTCTTGTTGCGATTTTAATTATGAATTTTGATGAATCTGTACTCAGCGTTCTTCCTCCGGGGCCTGTTCCTTATGCTGATCCTGGTGATCAAACTAAGATTGCTGGGAATCTTAGTGATATGATTGAAAGCAAAACAAAAAATGAAGGAATGAAGACTACTGGTTATTATGGAACTGAAGAATTTGCAGACCAGGCTGCAAAATCTTCTATTAGAAATGAATATGAAAATTTTTATTTGTTCTGTAAAGGCGGTAGCAATAATATTTCTCAAGTTAGAAAGGAAACAATTTTTATCAATATGTTGAAAGGATTTCATCCATTAGAAGCAGAACTTATGATTCTTGTTAAGGATAAGAAACTTCAAGATAAATATAAAGTCACTAAAGATATTATTTCTGAAGCATATCCCGATATTAAATGGGGAGGTCGCGGTTGACAGTTATAAAGGAGAAAATTATGGCAGAGCAAGATAGAATAGTTCCTAATAATGTTCTGCCCCACGAATATGGATGCCAAATTCTTTTGGAGAAAACGACTTTAGAAGCAGCAAAAGATAAGAACTTTCCAAATGATGCTAGATTAATTTGGTACAAAGTTGATGGAAAAACTTATATTGATTTGACTAGATGTAGAAAAGTTGTAGATCTTTTTGATATGTACTATGATACATATGGACCTGGATCTGTTCAAAAAATTGACTTTGGATATGGTAGAGTGAATCCAAAGTTGTGGGGTAATGCTAAAAAAGAAAAGAAATCAAAATGAATAAAGGTTTTGGAAAAAGTAAAGATGAGCAAGTCAAATTTCTAGTTAATAGAGATGAATTGAACTCACTTTTAAAAAAATATAAAAACGTTAAAAAGTATATGAGATCTTCATTGTACGAGGTCAAAACAATGGATGGAACTGAAGAGTATGTTAAAGATTTGCTTAAAGAAGCAAACGAAGACCCAATTTGAAAATCGGAATTTGTTTCCATTTTTTGGCGGAAAAAAATCCGGCAAAATTTTTGCTTATGAAGGTCAAACTAAATAAACTGGTATTGGATTTATATTATGGACTATAAACCATATTCTCCTGAATGGAATCGCAAAAGATATCTTAAAGAAGCTTTAGACAATTATCTTGATGATTATGTAGATAACGAAATAATATTTCAAGATATTTCTGATATTCTTTCTAAAAGATCTGAACAAGCATATAAAGAGTTTAGTAAAACTAATAATTTAGAAAGAATGCTTCATTTCAAATAACCGGAGATTTATAAATGCTTTCTACACAATATCGTTTACGCTTAGAAGGTATCTGTAATAAGATTGCTAAGCACGAAGAGGTGAGTCTGGAAGACATGATCTGGGCAGAAAAACTTGCGAAGGCAAATCGTTCTGCTGCGACTATTCTTAGACAAGCAAGGAGAAGAGCAGAAAATCCTGATATGGTTGAAGGTAGTATGGATGATTTTCTAAATCAACTTGACATTGGTGGATTTGGTAATGAAAGATTTGGTAAAAGAGGATTTGATAGCGTTGATGACATGATTGATTGGTGGACTGAGGACAAACCTGATGACTGGAGGCAGCGTGATTGAAATTGCCGTAATTTACTCTAATGGAAGCCAAGAGTGTGAGCGTATTTCAATGCTTCTAAAAAGTCTTGGTGGAGAATTTCATGAGTATATTGAGGGTGTAGATTTTAGTGAACGCCAATTTGAAATGGAATTTGGGAAGGATGCAACATATCCACAAGTTTCTATTGGTAACAAACACATAGGAAATATTAAAGAAACATTACAATATCTTAAGAATCAAAAAATAATATAAAAATTGGTAACATAATATACAAAGTTACTTGTCTAGATATTGTAGAGGCGCTATAATGTGCTTACGTTCAACCAGGTAACTGGTCGCAAGTAGGACGGCGGAACGGATCGTTCATTCGCTATTCGGAAATAGCGAACGCAAACCGCCTGAAGGAACGGGTTTTAATTAACTCATTTCTTTGGAGGTAAATCTCATGGCTAAAGTTGTATATCGTGGTGTTGCTTATGACACTGTTGATCGTCTGAATAAGATGGTTTGTTCTAAAGAAACCTTTGTAGAAACCTACAGAGGTGTAAAGCATACTGAAACTAAGGAGGTATGTAAGTGAATAAATTAAATTTTTTACAAATTATAAAAGAACAAAAACAAAAACAGAATAGATTACAACAAGCACAAATTGCCCAACTAGTTGGAGCATCAAAATGCTAATAATAACAGAAATAACTCTTGCTTCTGTGGCATTTATATTAATGATTGTTGCAGAGATTCACTTATTAAAATAGCATTTGAGAGGGTTGACACCCTCTCTTTTTTTATGTAAAATAATATTGCTACAAGAAACATATGAACAAGAAAAAAATTTCTTTGATAGTTCGCAATATGGAACTTTTGGTTGAATCATTGAAGATGGAATTAAATGAATCTGAAAGTGAAAGTGAAGGAAAATTTATTAAATTTGAAGATCTGATTCACCAAATTGACGATTCTTATGAACCAGACTATTATGAGCAAGACTAATGTATGAAGAATTAAACTGCTTTGAAGAAGCATTAAAACACTTCGGAACTAGAGTGGATGTAATTGTTGCGATGGAAATGTCCAAGAAATTGCCACCAGAAGAAGCATACCAACGCATCAAAGATGAATTAAAGGAAGTTAAAAAGTGTCGTAAAAAATTCAAAAAAGGAGAGTGTGATGAGTGAGAAAGTAAAATTAATTTCAATTACTCCCGATGCTGAAAAAGTAATGGGATATGTGGCAAGAGTAAGTAATCCTGCCAATCAAGAAAATCCTAATGTTGCTGGACTGCTGAAATACTGTGTAAAGCATCAGCATTGGAGTGTATTTGAGCAAGCATTTATGACTCTTGAGATTGAAACAAATCGTGGTATTGCTGCTCAAATTTTGCGTCATAGGAGTTTTACATATCAGGAATTTTCGCAAAGATATGCTGATACAAATCTATTAACTGAATATATCCCCATTCCAGATTTGAGGTCTCAAGATCATAAGAATCGTCAAAATTCTATTGATGATATTCCTGGATATCTCAAACTGAAATTGCAAGGGGACATTGCAGAGCACTTTGCTGCCTCTAGCAACCTCTACAAGCGCCTTCTGGATGCTGGAGTGGCAAAGGAGTGTGCCAGGTTCGTTCTGCCTCTAGCAACGCCCACACGCATCTACATGAGCGGCTCTGCGCGGTCTTGGATCCATTACATTCAGTTGAGATCCGCAAATGGAACTCAAAAGGAACATATGGATATTGCCAATGCTTGTAAAAAAATCTTTATTGAGCAGTTTCCCACTGTTTCTGAAGCACTTGAATGGAACTAAATAAACTATGCTGTTGAGGTGAAAT